GTCAATATATGGCTTAAAGTTTCCGAATACTGCTCCAGAAAACATGATGATGTTTGACAAGTTTAGACAACTTGCAGACGAACAAACAGGCATACCTAGTTACTCTCACGGGCAAACAGGTGTTCAAAGTATGACAAGGACTGCTTCAGGTATGTCCATGTTATTAGGGGCTTCTAGTTTAAACATAAAGACTGTAATAAAAAATCTTGATGACTTTTTATTAAAGCCTTTAGGAGAATCGTATTTCCAATGGAACATGCAATTTTTTGAAGGTGGTCTTGATGTTAAAGGTGATTTAGAAGTTAGAGCTACAGGAACAAATAGCTTGATGCAAAAAGAAGTTAGAAGCCAAAGGCTGACCATGTTCTTACAAACTGCACAAAGTCCGGCTATTGCTCCTTTCGTTAAAATTTCTAAACTTGTAAGTGAATTAGCCTATAGCTTAGATTTAGACCCTGATGAAATACTCAATGACCCTGAAGAAGCAGCTATTATGGCTCAAATAATAGGAATGCAAAATGCTAACCAAACAACAGGCGAAGAAACTAACCCCGGTGGTCCACAACCCGCAGGTATGGGAGGCTCTGAAGGAGCACCTCAATCACCTCAAGAACTTGGACCAACAGGCACTGGTGGTGGCAACATCGGAACAGGAGATGTTCCGGTTGCAGGGGAAACTACGTTCTCTGGTACACCTAGAGCAGTTGGAGGAACAGGTCAAGGAAGCCCTGAATAGAATAGAGGATTAAAATGGCAAAACGTAACGTAAAAACATATATTGACCCAACAGGGGAAAATGATTTTTTAACTAAAGAAACTATTGCTCTAAATAATGAGCGAGCTAAGATATTACAAGCATCACAAAAAAATGATAAAGATTTTTATAGTATTTTAGAAGATAGAGTAACTCAAGGAAGTTTAACGGAAAATGCTGCAGACTTAATTGAAAAAATTCATAGAATTGATTTAATTCAAAAAGAAAACGAATCTAAAAGATTACGAAAAATGATGCCTTCACCAGAGAGAGATTTTATTATGTATGCTCCTCCACCTAAAAAAATGAAAGAGCGGCTTAAGAAAAAAGATGGTGGAAAGTTTCCAGACTTAACAGGCGATGGTAAAATTACTCAAGCTGATGTACTTAAAGGTAGAGGTGTTTTTCAAGAAGGCGGTGACGTAAACACGCAGATGGAAATGATGCTAGGTGGAGTTGAAGAAGTTGAAGAGCCAATGTTACCTGACGAACAAATGGAAGAAGATTACGTAGACTATGTTGTAAAAGAAACATTGTCTAACGAAGATAGGAATTATTTAATAGATGCTCTCGAAAAAGATGATAGACTCAGTGAGTTATTTGACCAAGTAGTCGAGAGTGCAACAGAATTTACGGGTTCTGGAACTGTAGAAGGTCCCGGAACTGGTAGGTCCGATTCGATACCGGCAAGGTTATCGGATGGTGAGTTTGTCTTTACTGCTAAAGCAACTGAAGAACTTGGAGCTGACAATTTAATGTCAATAATGAGAGAAGCAGAACGTGAAGCAGATGAAAGACAACAAGCTCAAGATGGTGGGCTAATAGAAGAGGAAGAAACTGTTACAATGCCTGTTGAAAAACAGCCAGTGCAGCAGGATATTAGAGTTCAAAAAGAAACTGTTGGAGCTGCTGCAGGAATGCAGGAGCAATCGGAACTAGTTGATGATGAACTTAAAAAATCTATGCTTTCTACTAGACCATACGTAAGGAGCTAACAACCGATAAAGCTACCCTAGGCATAGGCACTTTATCACAATAATAACCGAAAGGCTACCTTTACAAGACAAGCCCTGCAAGTGCACACGCAGCTACCTTGTTAAACGAAGCCCTGAGTAGGAGAAAAGAAAATGACTGAACAAGTCGTACAAGAGGAAGAAGTTCAAGCTAATCCTTACAATAAAAACAAAGCTTGGCACAAAGGAGACGATAAACCTTTTGTTTCATCAGAGAGTTTATTTTACTCTACAACTTCAGAGCAATCTGCAGTTGAGGAAGTAGAAGAAATAGAAGCAGTTTCAAATACGGAAGATAAACCATATAAGAAACCCGACTATAAAAAACGCTATGATGATTTAAAAAAACATTACGATAGTAAACTTAATGAGTTTAAAAGTCGAGAACAAGAGTTACTGGAAGAAGCTACTAAAAATAGAACTGAATACAGAGCTCCTAAAACTGAAGACGAATTAGAACAATTTAAGAAAGAATATCCTGATGTGTATGAAGTCGTAGAAACTGTTGCTCATATGCAATCGGAGACTAAGGCAAAAGTTCTAGAAGAACGTCTTAGCAAACTCCAAGAACGTGAGCAAGATTTAATACGTCAAGATGCAGAAAAAAGGTTAGTTGAAAAGCATCCTGATTTTGAAGATATCAGAAACAGTGATGAATTTCATGGGTGGGCAACACAGCAACCACAGTCTATCCAAGATTGGGTATACAGTAACAGCGATGATGCAGACCTAGCTTCTAGAGCCCTTGATTTATTTAAAAGGGATTTAGGATTGGATGTTTCTCAAGTAAGAGAGTCATCTTCTAAACCAACGACTCAATCGGCTGCTGATATGGTTTCTACCAAAACAACAAGTGTAGAACCTAAACAGGAAAAGATTTGGTCAGAAAAGGAGATTGCTGCACTCAGCATGGATGAATTTGATAGATATGAACAAGAAATCAGTTTAGCTATGCAAGAGGGTAGAATCGTAAAATAAACTATAACTTAAAGGAGAATGTATCATGGCTCAATTTTTTGAACCTTCAACGGATACCAACGCAAACTTTGCTAACTCCGTAAGTGGACAGACTAATAGTTTCTTTTTACCTTCGGTTTACTCTAAAAAGGTTTTAAACTTTTTTAGAAAAGCCTCGGTAGTTGAAGCTATTACGAACACCGACTATGCCGGTGAGATTTCTGCTTTCGGAGACTCAGTAAAGATTATTAAAGAGCCAGTAATTTCTGTATCAGCGTATACAAGAAATACTGACACAACTGAAACTAGACTGACTGACCAAGAACTTAACTTGGTAGTTGACCAAGCAAATGCTTTCAAATTCATCGTAGATGATATTGAAACTAACATGTCTCACGTCAACTTTAAAGAGGTCGCTACTTCATCAGCCGCTTACTCATTGAAAGATGCGTATGATGCTGCTGTAATAGCTGAGATGTTCTCAGGAGTTTCTTCATCATCTCCAGACCATGTAATAGGTTCTGACAGTGCTACTGCTGATGCTACTATGGCTCACGCAACTAACTCTGTTGACCTACTTGGTTCTGACGGAACTGGTGTAGACGCTTTAGACCTAATGGCTAGAATGGCTAGATTACTAGACGACCAAAATATACCTGAAGAAGGTAGATGGTTTGTTGCACCTCCTTCGTTCTACGAAGAGTTGTCACAGTCTGGGTCTAAACTTCTATCTGTTGACTTTAATGCAGGTCAAGGCTCAATCAGAAATGGTTTAGTATCAACTGGAAAACTACGTGGATTCGACATGTACAAGTCCAATAACATTGCTGCTACAAGTAATGCTAGTGGTAAAGTACTTGCAGGACACATGAGTTCTACAGCTACTGCACAAACTATTCTTTCAACTGAAGTGTTGAGAGACCCAACATCGTTTGGTGACATAGTTCGTGGATTGCATGTATACGGAGCTAACGTACTTAGAAGCGAAGCTTTAGTATCTGCTTTTTACGTAGTAGACTAATAAAACCCGGAGGGGTCTTCGGACCTCTCCACCTTTTATGGGAAATATAAATGTACGGAACAAAAAGAACAAAAAAAATGTATGGTGGCATGGCTCGTAAGAAAAAAGGGCATGGTGGGCGTATGCAATACAAAGATGGTGGAATGCCTAAAGCCAAACCTTGTTAATATGAAAGTAACAGCCCCAAAAGGATACCATTGGATGAAAGATGGTAAAGATTATAAATTAATGAAGCACACCGGTAAGTTTGTCAAACATAAAGGTGCAAGTCTTACTGCTAATTTTGCAGTTCAAAAACAACATAAAAAATAATGGCAACAACATTCTTAACACTAACAAATGATGTTCTTAGAGAACTAAATGAAATTGAACTAACAGCTTCAACTTTTGCTAGTGCAACAGGAATACAAAACTTTGTTAAAAATTCTATTAATAAATCTATTAATGATATTGCAAACGAAGAACCACAACTTCCTTTCTTTGCAGTTGCAGCTAGTGGAGGTACAGACCCTTTCTATGGTAATGTAACTGTAGCAACTACAGCAGGTATTAGATGGTATGTATTAAAAGATGGAAGTAGTAGTATTACAACAGACTATGCCTCAATAGATTGGGATGACTTTTACATTACAACTATAAATGTAAGCGGAGAAACGGCTCCCTTTGTATCTAAAGGTTTAGACTATTTAACGTTATCAGATTGGACTAGTCGTTTAAGAGATTCTGAAAATGCAGATGATTCAGATTCACAAAGCTATGGAGAGCCTCAATATGTTATTCGTAGTCCTGACCATAGAAAATTTGGATTAAGTCCTATACCTGATAAAGTTTATAATGTGCATTTTTATGCATACAGTGCTCCTACAGCACTATCTATTTTTAGTGATGAAATAGTTTTTCCAGACCAATATTCAAATGTAATTACTGCAAGAAGTAGATATTATGTGTGGCAGTTTAAAGAAAGTCCACAACAAGCTGCATTTGCTTTAGAAGATTATAAAAAAGGATTAAAGCATATGAAATCAAATTTAATTAATCCTTCTCCTACTTATATTACAGATGATAGGAGATATTTCTAGTGGCCCAATCGCAACCATATACAGTTGCATGTGATGGTGGTTTAGTTAAGTCTGCTAACTCAATAGACTTATTAAGAACTCCCGGTGTAGCTAGAGAACTTAGAAACTTTGAAGTATCTACAGAAGGTGGGTATAGACGCATAAATGGCTATGCTAAGTTTGGTGGAGGTAGTGCAGTACAACCAACAGGAGGCACAGCAACTATTCTTGGTGTATTCCCATATGCTGATGGAGTTATTGTAACAACCGGTACAAATATTTATTTTAGTAATACAGGTACAAGTTGGTTACAAATAAATAGAAGCTCCGTAGATGCTAGCGGAGATAATCATACAGTTTTTACAGGACGTAGTGTATTAGCAAGGACTGGACAAGGGCAATGTCAATTTACATTGTTTGAAGGTGCTACGTTTAATTATGGTCAAGTAATTATTGCTGATGGAGCTAATAAGCCTTACAGTTTTCGAATGGAAGGTACTGGTGCTTTAAACACAAGAACATTTTTTGCGGAAGAAATAACAGTTACCGGAACAAAACATGTAAAATATATTACAACTCACGATAAGCATTTAATTACTGCAGGAGTTGAAGATAATTTAAATACAGTATTTTATAGTTCTACTTTAGACCCGACAAGTTTTAGTGGAAGTGGTTCAGGCTCAATAGTATTAGAAGACCAAATAGAAGGCATCAAAGGTTTCCGTAATGAATTATTTATATTCTGTACAAATAGTATATTTAAACTTATAAATATAAATGATGCTACTAACATTGCAATTGTTCCAGTTACTAAAAACGTAGGTTGTTCAAGCGGATATAGTATTCAAGAGATTGGTGGTGACTTAATATTTTTAGCACCAGATGGTCTAAGAACAGTAGCCGGTACAGCAAGAATTGGTGACGTTGAGTTAGGTACAGTAAGTA